CCAATAACACCACGTTCATATTCTCCTATTGCAAAGTCTATTCCTATCTGTGCAGGTATTGAGGGTATTCTCTCTGCTGTTTTTCTTGCGTCTTCTACCGTCTCGTTATATATCTGCTTAATCTTGGATGCTGCATCTATATCACTCATATCAAAGTCTCTCATTCTTTCACGTAATCTCTCTATTATTTCTTCCTCTGTTCCAAAGAATTGTGATATTCCAAATCCGCCTAATCCAATACCGCCGATAGGGTTTTTTCTTAAAGCGTCTGCTGCTGATCTTCCTAAACCTCTACCACCAGACATACCTAATATACCTTGTAGTCCTAAGAGATACCCCATGTTTCTAGAATTAGCAAAAGCATCTTTTCTATCTTGTTGTGCCTTTACCCATGCAGGTACTTTAACTGTTCCTACTTGATATGCCTGTGTTGCATTATAACCTACTGCTGCTAGTGCTTCTGCTGCTCTACCGCCTATTGATCTTGCCAAGAATCTTTCTTTTCTTGCAGCCATTGAAGCCCTTATTGCCATAGCCTGTGGGGAGAATACACCAAATGATTGTGATATTGAAGTTGTAGCAAAGTTCTTTAGACTTGGATCTCCGACTCCTGTTAGGAAAGTCTTACCGTGTGCATTAAACTTTCTCATTTCTTTTTCAAGAGCACCTATTCTTAATGCCTCTGTTTTAGAAATACTGTTTGCAACTTCTCCTATATCCATTCCGTATGCTTTTCTAACTAACTCTCTGTTTGACATCTTATTAATGTCTCCTATTCCATACAGAGAACCGAAACCTACATTCTGTCTCTTAATTAAATTAATACCGTCATGTGGGTCTATTGGTAATCCAAACCCTGATTCATTCTTTGTATCTATATTTCTAGGATCATACAAGTCAAGTGCGTCTAATGATTTGTGTTCAGGTCTTTTTTGGAAACCGTTAGTAGCAAGGTTTATATCATAGTAAAGGTTTTGTATTTCTTGTTGAATTCCCGGGTTGCCTTCATTCTCTAACAATAATACTGCAAGAAGATCCGCTTGTTCGTATGGTTGTAAAGCCCAGAATCTTGCTCTTGCTTCTAATCCGCCAAATGGGTTTGCTTCTTCTTGTTGCGGTGTTAATCCTGAATCAGTTTGTAATTTTGGATCTGGTTTTCCTGATCTATTGCCAGAACCTCTACCTGTTCCACTACTACCCGTTCCACCTGTTCCCGTTCCACCTGTTCCCGTTCCACCTGTTCCTTGGGTGGTTATTCCACCCGAATTAAAACCCGGCGATTTTTGCGATTGTATTTGATAAGCCTGTAACAATAATGTTGCGTTGTTAGTTTCTTTTGCTGCACGAATCATCATGTCAACATAAGTCTGCATAGGTCTGCTTAATTTTTCATACTGTTTTCCTAATCCTTCTACTGCATCTGCTTGAAGGTTCATTAGTTCTGTACCTTCTTCTACTACCTCGTTTTCTTCTTGTTGAATTCCTAATAACTGATTTATAGCATCTTTCATTCCGAATAAGTTAGTTTCATAGGCTGCGTATGCTGCACCAATACCAATCATAATAAGACCTACCGGACCAAGTGCTGCTTTAAACAAGTTGGTTGCAATAGTTGCTGCCTTTGTTGCTTTTGACATCATAATTGTAGTTCCAATAGAAGTCTTCATAGCAATTTGATTACCTGCCAATGAACGTGTGTTATTCCAATTTGCTAAAGTGTTTATCTTTGTTGCTATGGTCTTTGCTATTGTTGCCAATTTACTTTTAATCATAGCGGTTGTTTCAGCACCTAACATCTGAGTAAAAATCTGAACTGATGATACACCTACGTTAACAAGGTTAGCAGCGAAAAGTAACTGAACGTCTAATACTGCTTCCTGTTCAATCTTTAGTTTTTCCTCTTTAACTGCTAGGTCTTCTGTTGCAGTTGCCAACTCGTTTCTTAATAATGTAGCCTTGCTTGTGTTAGCGTTACCTTGTGCTATTAATTCGTTTAATTTAAACTGTTTTCTGTTAACAAGATCAACTGCACGATCATAAGATACCTGTGATGCTGCTGCTCTGTTTTGTGCTCTTGCTAAGTTAGATATAGATGTAAATGTCTGAACACCTGCTGTAGAAAGGTTAATCATACCTTGTGTTGCTGTTTGGAATCTTACTGCTGAGGCTGCTGCTGCATCTGAGGCTTGATTTAAACCCATCTTAGCCTGATTCATTCCCTGTTGAATCTGTGTACCTGCTCTATGACCAGAGTTTCCTACTGCCTGCATATTTCGTGCTAATTCTTTTGATTTTGCAATAGCAGAATTAACATCTACATTAACCTTAATGTTAGTTGCACGCGTAGCCATGAACTATTATCCCAACTTGGCGTTTTTAGAAGTAATAAACTTTCCTGTTCTTCTACGTCTAGATAGAGTTCTCTTAAACGATTTTCTACCTGTTTTAGCCTTCTGAACACCGCCACCTCTACCTCTCCTCTTATTGATCTTAGTTCCTGTAAGACCTACAGTTTTGGATAGGTTAACCTTAGTAACATTAGGTGCTGAAATATCCTTAAATATCTTCCAATGTCTCTTAACTAGAGATAGAATCAATACCTCGATCATTTCATCCATAGCCATTGCTATAGGGGAAACAAAATCAACTGCACCATTACCTTTAAGATTTACTCTAATTCTAAAGAATTCCTCTCCGTCAATGAAAAAGTGCATGGCTTTTGCGTTCTTTGCTACAACCATAGTAGGCTTTGTACCGTTAACTACTGCTAGGAATTTATCTGTTAAATCAGTTCCTACTACAAAATATTTCAATGATTTCTCAAAAACCTTCCAAGAATTAGCAAGTTCTCCTGAATCAGACGGAGTATTTTCTTTTAATACCTGAACTATACCGTAAGATGCTATATCTACAAAGTCTCTTTGTAACTTCCTTCCTGTTGTTTCCAAAGATTGAATATCCCTAATAATCTTATGCCAATTTGAATCAAAAGTAACACTACTAGCCATTATATTCTTCTTGTTGAATTGCCTTTACACGAAGTAATTTTTGTATGTACTCAAATCCTTCCTTCTTGGCTAAATCTCTGGCTTCTTTCATAGAGCCATAACCTGCTGCCACATAATTGTTTAATAATAATAATTCTTTGATTTCAGGAAAATTGGTTATTGCCCTTCCTCTTTCTTTGTCGTCTCCTGATATTGAATCGCGAATTGCTTGACCGCTTCTGTCGAACTCCAATTTACTAAAAAAATGAGACACTCCTCAGCAAAATTTCCGAGTTCTGCTGTAGTCAGAATCTCTGCTGCTGAATCAAAATCTAGCGGTTCTTTAAGAGCAACTTTTGTTACCTTATTGAAAAACTCTATGTTCTTTGCCTCTAATTTATCAGTATTTATTTTCTTTGCTTGTGTTAATACAACAAGTTCATTTCTTAATTCGTTAACAGGTTTGAATTGTTTTGCAGAAACAAAATCTTTAAATACGAATGTTTTGACTACTTTATCTCCACGTTTTACTACAATAGAGGCATTTTCGTAATCTGTTTCTACACCCATATAAAAATAAAAAAGAATAAGGTATTTAAACCTATGTGATTGATACGCCTTGTGCTCTTGCTGTGATAGACTCAACATAAGCATCTGCGTTGGAAGCGGTTTTGTTTCTTGAGAAAGATGTGATTACACAGTTTGTAAATGCGAAATCATCATCAGGACTTGTACTAATTGAATATCCTGCTGCTCTTTCTGTCTTGTTAACATAATCAGTTTCCAGAGTTGTTGATTTGACGAATGTGTCTACAGTGAATTCACATCTTCTAGTTGAAGCCTTACAGTATTCGATCTTATCTGAACCGTTAACTGCTTGAATAGCCATTCCTCTAGTGACAGTACAACTGAATCTTCTCTCAGGATATGCTGTAGAGTTCCATGTGAAAGGATCTGCACCTGCACCTGAATGACTCATTGTGGCTGTTGATGTCTCACTTGCCCATGTGGCGGTTTGTCCGTTCCAAGGGGAAGTGCTGCTAGGTACGGTAATTTCTTTACAGATGAAAGTCATGTTTGCTGTCCAGATACCTCTTTCGAGTGCGACAGTACAAGATGTTGGTCTGCAACCATACATAGCAGTATAATTCTCTGTGCCATTGATATATTCTGAAAATGCAAAGGTCAAAGATTCGTCAATAGAGCCTGTACCGCCACCACTTGCTGAGAAAGCATAGTTAATTAGTGTGGTATTAATCATCTCAAATGTGATTTGAAATGTATAGGCTTCTCCTGTTTTTACAGAATCAATGATGTCTTCGTTTCCTAATACATCTGTATCAACGTGTTGAACGTCTGGTTGTAAAGTTATGTCTGTTACCTTGCCAACTGCTGTGAATGTTGGATCGGTAATTGCTGCTGCATAGTTTGTAGGAGTAGTTACTGTATCTCCTTCTGCAACATATTGTAGAACTTTTACAAAATCGCGTTTTGTTTGTACGTTATGGGCTGCCATATAGTGTTAATTCGGATAGAATTACTTTAAGAAGTATTATGTTTTAAGTTTAAACCAATTAACTGTTAGTGTGGCTGTTGATGATACCCTTGCTGCTGAATCATCATCTGTTCCTAGGAACTCAAAATCGACCTCTGTTTTCTCAAATGATTCTATCTCAGAGTCCTGTGATCCTGCTGATAATGTAGCCTCAACACCGTCAGATTTCTTTAATCTGGTGTTCTCGTTTGGTCTGATTTCCCATAGAATACGGTTAATTTCATCCTCAAATTCCTGTAATAGTATGGGGGTTTCTGCCCATACGTCTATCTGTAATTCTGTCTGCCAATTATGTGAATCATCTCCTAAAGGTTCATGTTCGTCATCTTCTACTCTGAATCTTCTAAGAACGCTTACCTTGATGATATTAGGGTTTGTTGCATAATCTTCCTCTACGTTATAACTAGGAATATATGTAAGAGCCTCTATTGTAGGCGTAACTGTGTCTGTTATGTTAGATGAATTCCAATTATCTGTTAAATGTGCTGCTATTACAATATCTAGAGGTTCTCTAGTTCCTTGTAAGTGTCTTATAGTTACGGTCAATTAGGATCAACATATCCCATGTGATATGATTCGCCTCTGGTTTTATGAGTAGTGTCATCCATATAGTCTTTAAGCATGGCTTTTCCCATTACAGTTCTTTGTGATTCCTGTCTTGGATCTCTCTGTTCCTGTAACATACCTGCTGCCAACTGGTTTGCTATATTATCAAAAATAGTAGGCTTGTCGTCTCCTGTTAGTTCAGTTCTAATATTTAATTTAGCGTTAATATAATCTGTTGCAGAAGATAATGCTGAAGTTACTCCTGCTGGCGTATTAGCCTTTGCAGTACCCCATACTAACTCCTGTACAGTAGTTGCAGAACCATAAGCCATGATTATTTATGAGATAATATCATAAATAGAAGTATTACAGTAAATAAACTGATTTTTCACGTTTTGTCTTGCCTTTTTTCCATTCACGAAGTTCTTGTCTTTGTGTATTGCTTAAATGTTTAAACCTTGCATTTGGGTCTACCCATAAAGTATCTCCATTATTTAATATTTCATTAGCAAATACTGAATCAAGACATCCTCTACCACCTGTACAGTTTCCTGTGAAACTAAGATAATCCAATATATCTGCTGAAATCCATTGACACGAAAAACCTGTAAAAGATGCAGCAAATATTTCGTCAGGTAGGTCTTTTTCATATAACCAATCATAATTAGATCCCTTACAGGCTAGTTTTGTAGATCCTCTTTCTGAGAAATTACATATTCCTGCTATATTTGTTATATAATAATCTTCCATGTCTTTTTTTAGTAAATTAAATGAATCATAGTCTATTACTAAATCATCTGGACATAAAACCAAATGTGTATATCCTTTTAACTTACAATACTCCTTAGCCATCTGATATGCCTCTACTTCCTGATGATTTTCTATAACCAATTTATCATAATCAAGTTTAGAATAAGAATTCATAACTTCTGGTATGTCTCTTACTTTTGGTATAAATATTAGAGGGTTCAATGGTTATGCACTCTTGAGAATTTCTCTCTACACTCGAATCTGTAATCAGAATAGAACTCCTTGTCATGTCTTAATACAATAGAATCCACGTTATAGTTATACAGAATTGTAATATCCTGTGCAAGATCCCTTCCGTCTATGCCAGACCATATATGATTATGACTTGTGTTAGTAGGATGTTGTATCAGGAAAGGGTTTTCTCTCATATCAAACAATCTAGGTCTTCTCTGTATCAAACCGTAGTTATCTAGTATGACACTGTAACAACCATACTCTGCCTTGCTTAATGCCTCTACTTCTATGTCAAATGAATTTTTATTTATGTATGGAATTTCATCTGCATCAACAACAAGACCCCAATCCATTCCTATTTGCGAGGCTCTTTTGAATAACATATTTCTTTTCTCTGCTTCTGTTAGTCCTGTAACATATTCATAATATATTTCTACCTCTGGTTCAGAGTCAACGAAATCCTGAACGACATCTCTTACTTCAAATTCTGGAAACTCGTTATGACCTACCCAATTTGAGAATTGTCCGTCTAAGAATACAAGATAATCAAAGTCTGTTATTGTTTCCTGTTCAAACATTCTCATAATTCCGCGTGGGTCATCCCATACAGAACATATTAATCCTATTGTGTCTTTCAGTTTAAATCATCCCGGAAATCATACATTCTATACATAACTTTGCTCCAACCAAGGAAACCATATTTATATGTATGCAGATAATAAATCTGATTATCTATCTCTCTGTCATTTAACCTCTGTACTGTCTTTTCAGGACTAGAAGTTCTAGAGTGTACTGCTGCTGTATGCCATGCCATTTCTTTTCCAGCTCTGTTTCCAGAATCATCGTCGTATTTTAATACAGACCTTCTTGTATGATCGTATGAATATAATAAAACATGACCCAATCCATGACTCATCATTATAAGATTTGATGCGAATCTTAGATCGTCTTTGTTATCTAGTATGAATAGATCAATAACAAACTGTCCTACCTTCTCATGTGGTATATAGTCTGATAATGAAGTTCCGACAGCCAAATCTGCTGATAATCCTTTGTATTCTCCGTACATTGTTTTATACATGGTTGTAGGAAAAAATCTTACCCTAAATTTCTTAACTCTTGAGGCTGTATAGTCTCTTTGAACCTCGTCTTGTATGGATTCTATATGGTCTCCAAGCCATTTATACATAATCTTTATATATCTTCTCTTTTCTAGCCATCCGATGTTCTCAAAACCATAAAACTGTATATCCATAATAAAAATAAAAAAGGTTAGAGTATATAAACCCTATTATAGGTCTGCAACGTACTCATCGTTGTCTTCGCCAACAACTACTCTGCCTGTGTCCTGAATACCCATAGCACCTTTCTTAATAATCTTACTGTCTAGTGTGGATTTCTTTAGAGGTTTCTTTTTTTGTTCGATTTTTGCATAGGCTACGTCTGACATGACTAGTAGTTTGGCTTTCTCTTTCTCTAATCTTATTCTTTCCTCTCTATAAGGAATTGTCTTGATTAAGAGACGGTTATAAGCATATTCAAGGTATTTTAATTCCTTGTTAATTTGCTCAATAGTTAGTTGTGCCATAAATAAATAAAAAATAATAAGGTATATAAACCCTATTTGTCTGCTGATGCTCGTCTACCTAATCCTAGTAACGCAAAGGCTGCTAATACACCTGCTACTACAATTAGTTTGACATCTGACCAGAGTTCCATACCTTGTTCTGATTCCATGCCATAAACGTGTACACCTGCAATAAGATAACCAACTGCACCAAAGGCTAACAAGCCTACTAATACAACCTGTATCTTTTTTAATGTGTCAGGTTTGTCTAACATAGTCATACTATTATCAATACCCTATTTAAATGTAACGTTTGAAGCAATCTCAAACATGGCTAATGCTACACCCATAATTGCTACTATATAATAGAATTTCTTTTCCTTTTTAGCCTCTCTATCTTCTGATGATTTACTGTGTGCGTTCCATTCTGTCTGCATTTTTACCTTCCAAGTACATAAATCGTCTATTTTAGCGTCTAAAATATCTAGTTTATCCAAAACTCTGTTAGTAAGATCATCAAAATTAGTCATAATATAACGATATGTAAATGGGATTACAAGAAGTAAAATAAAAAAAAGAAAAATTTGATTAGTTTATCTAATCGTTTTTACTTGATAGAATACAGTATGCGGTAGCATCTAGTACAACTGCGTTAACTCTGTGTGTTGCAACAATGTCAACGGATTGCTGTCTGATGTTTTTGTCGAATTCTAATTCAATTTCACGACCTACTGCAAGTCCAAATGCTTTGCCCTTCATGAACACGATGTTTCGTGCTGAGTTGTTGTTTGATGTGTTGATACAGTTGGTTACGAAAATCTCAATACCGAAGTACATTGAAATTCTACCTAATCTGCTGATGCTTGGATCTGCGGTTTGTACGAATCTTACGATTACTGTGTCTTGAATTAACTCTTTTTGTGCTCTTGGAGTAATAGCTGCGACTGCTGCACCGTTTTCAGGATTGTGTCCTTGGTTTTGCAATCGTTCTTTACATGCCTCGATACCTGCTGCCTTCATAACACCTGTTGCATCTTCGCTGGTCTCGTCAGTAACTAATGAACCGTCGTTTCCGTCAAAGTGGTTTGCACCAAAGTCTTGTGAAGCGGCTGCTGCGATAGTTGACAAAATGATAGTACATTCGTCTTCTACTGCTCTAATTCTGGCTGTTTCTCTGATTTTATTGAGTAAATCTCTTGGATATTTCTCAACTTCTGCTTTCAAGACGTTTTGTCTGAAACCTCTAACAGTGTTTGCAGATAAATCAATACCTGTCAAAGTGTGGGTTGCAGGACTAATGTCTGTATCTACAGATTCAGTGATTGTACCAAATGCAGGGATGTCAAGAGTATAGAATCTCACTGTGTCTTCTCCTTGTTTGATCTTTCTTACTTGAACCCAAGGTCTAATGGATTTAGCAAGAATACCACCCGGAAGAACAACGATTTGTGATCCAACATCTACGCCCGGAATAGTACCAGAAGTTGATACAGCTTCCATGAATGGAGATGGTTGGAAAACAGAGTGTTTGTCAATAAACTCGTCTTTGTCGATCTTGATAGTAACGGATTGTCCTTCGAGAACTTTCTCCATCAAACTAACTTGTTCGTCGACTTGTGCTTCTTCCCATACTTGACCACGAGATTCTTGAACCTCGGATTTGCGTTGGGATTCTGCGAATTGTTTTTCGAGTTTTGCAGTTTCCTCTGCGATTCTCTTTTCGACTAATTCTGCCATAGAATCTTCAAGTGATTTTTTTGCTTCCTCTTTCTCGGCTTTCTTGTCTGCCTCTAATTTATCGGCTTCTGCTTTAGCATCTGCTTCGGCTTTATCAGCTTCTGCTTTTGCTTTGTTATCAGCGTCGATTTGTGCTAATCTAGCATCTAATCTGCTGGAAACAACAGAATCAATTTTGGCGTCTAATTCTGCTGAAAATTCGGGAGTTGTATTTTCTTCACTCATTGATTCAACTTTAGTTGGTTCGCTACTAATAGAAGTATTCAACTTAAAGGATTCTGCATAAATCTCAACCATTTTAGTTCCGCATTTCTTTTCTATTACTACTACAGAAGTCTCAGGAATTCCGGGATCTTCTCCTAATAACAGAGACATTTCATTAAATGCTACGTCAACAGGTGCGTTCATACATTCCTCTCCGTTTGAATGACATAGTTTAACGTCAGAACCAGCAGTAAGACCCAAAGATACTTTAGGCTCTATGTTTGCTTCTACTAAACGTTGAACTTCTGCCACTATTTCTGCGTTCTCTATAAAGGCTGAATAAGATAACTGTTCTGTTGTCTCATCCCAATATAGAGTGGAACGACCAATAATTCCGTCATCTGATTTGTCATGGTTAAGCCTTAGAGGTACTGTTTGCTCATGTGCTTTTGCCAATTCAGAGGCGAAATAAAAGTTGTTATTGAGCGATTTCCTAGGCATGGCTAGGATTCCTTCAATATTCATGTCTTTTTATGGGATAATATTATAAATAGAAGTATTAGTCTGAGGTATCGTCTAAACCAAGAGTGTTATTTCTCTTTTTCTTCTTCTTTGGTTTTTTCTGAGGTACAGGAATATCTACATCTCCATAGTTTGTTATTGTAGGATCTGATACTGATTCCTCTGGTAGTGGTTCAGGCTTTATATCTTTAGGCTCATCCATTTTATCGGTAGGTGTTACAGAAGTCAATGGTAATGTGTCATCCATATCACTCATATCTACCTCTAAATCAGTATTATCTGCTATGTATTTTCTTAATTCTGATCTCTTAATAGCTTGTTTCTCGAATAATCCTACTATGTCTTGCACTGATAGGACAGATTCGTTGTCAAATTGGAATCCAATCTTAAGATTAACAGTATCAGGGTTATATCCTAGTCCTTTTAATACATGATCGAATACCTCTTTTCTTAATTGTAGTCCAAATCTACGCTGAACTCTTTTAATCTTTAGTTTAATCATGTCAGATGTGTCTTCTGATGATGCTCTTGCTGTAAATCCTGCTGTAAACATCTGAGTGGCGAACTGAGTACCTGCTTCCATGATAGCAGTTTCCATGTGTTCTATATATTTATCGAATTTTGATGCTGGATTGACCTCAAATATCTCTGCCTTGAAAGCCTTGTCTGTAATGATCTTTGCACCTGCACCTAAGTTACGAAATTCCTGTTGTTTATCCTCAATGAAATCTTCTCCTACGTCTTCAAACTGAATCATCATCATAGGGCTTGCATAACTCTGGAAAATCTTAACCATAGCGTTTTCCATCTTCCACATTTCCTCTACAGATGAATCAATTAGTTTTCCGCCTACCTCTTTTGGTGTAACTATGGCTTGTGCTAGTGCTCTACCCCATAATTCGTGCCTTCTGTTAGTAAATTTAAGATGACCTATAAATTCTGATGATATTGGGTTATCTTTATCGTTAACGTGTTGCATATATGATGATACTGCACCTGTTTTGTCTCTTGTAGCAGAAACAATGGTTGTTATGTCAATTTCATCAATATCAACTACCTTTTTACCATTCATTATAAGTTCAAACATACAGTTTCCTGCTATTACATAAGAATGACAGGCATCTTCTATTTTTTCCTCAATAAAGTTATTATCTACCCATTTTTGTAGTGCTTTAATTGCTTTTTGATTCTCTCCTGATATAGTCATACCTGAACCAAGGATTAACTGAACATAGGTGTCAGAAGCAAGGTAAAGACGTGAATCGTGATCATTAAGATAGAATATCTTTGCAAAAGATACCTCTGGTTTGGTTTCTCCTGCCCATTGGTTAAAGTTAACTTCGCTTTTTATGCCTTCTGTAAAGACTTTTACGTTACCAAAGGTTGATTCTATAGGATTTATCTCGACTTTATCAAACATTTATGCTCTTTTATGTGATTGTATCATAAATAGAAGTATTATCTTATTCTTAATTTAGATGAACCATTAACACCATAGGCTGTTAGTTCTTCTGTTTCGTCTGATTTGGTTAATTCTATCTCAACTTCTCCTATAAAGTCTATATTAAACTCTCCTTTTACAGGTAAGAACTCCCATGTGCCTGATCCTGCTACTAAAATATCACAATCATCACTGAATACCTCTCTCCTGTTCTGATCGTATAGTCTAATCTTTAATGTATAGCCTGTAAGGTTCTTTGCATTAGCCATTTTTGGCTCTGTATAGATAGTTCCTGATAATCCGTTACCAGATGTTGCAGTATAGTTGCCTTTTACCCATATTTCCTGATCTAGTTTGTTTATAAGCGTCATTACAAACGTTTATATGACTCAAGGTCTATAAAGAAGTATGGATTGTCAATCAACTAATTGTGAAAACAATGCTGCTGTCTATGTAGAAGCCATAATAGACGTAGATGGGGAAGAACAGAAACATAGTATTCATCTTTGTAAAGAATGTTATGAAAACGCCATGGCTTATCAGAAGGCAGAAGAGGAATGGAAATGAAAGGTGTAAAATTTGACGAAGATAAACTAGACTATACTTTGATACCAAAACAGGCATTGGATGAAGTAGTCAGAGTGTTAATGTATGGTGCTGAAAAGTACGACAGAGATAATTGGAAAAGAATAGATGACGGTAGAGACAGATATAACAGGGCTGCACTAAGGCATCTGTTCTCAGAGGTAGATGGGGAAGACCTAGACGAATCAACTTATTTCCACTTGGCTCATGCAGCAGCATCCTGTCTGTTTTCATTGGCATTTGCAATACAGGAGATGAAATTACATAAAGACGATTAGATATATGCTGGGAAAGGCTACATTCTCGGCAGGTTCGGGTTCTCCTGTATCTTTTGTCTTAAATCTGCTTCTACTGCCTCTTTTTGCAACTTTTATTTTGAATAATCCAATAGGATCTGCAATAGTGATAGGTTTAATCTATTCTTCTTGCTCTGTTTTTAGATTATTCTTGATTGATTTTGTAGAAGACCGTTACGGTTTAAATATAAGACCTGATTATTTAATAGGTAAATGTTATCAGAAACTACGCCACAAAGCCTGATGAAAATGCAAATGGTAAAAGGCAGATGGACTAACAAATATATGGAAACATCAAAGACCTTGGATCATTATGAGAAATATGACATAATGGAACTTGCAAGATTTCCTGCTTATTTTACTATGGACAGGTTGAGAACAGAAATGGTTAACAATGAACAGGTAAATGAAATGATTGAAAATAAAATACCAATGTTACAGGTATGTGTAGGCTCTTATCGTTCTATTCTAATATCAACAAAATCTACCTAGAATTCTTCTTCGGCATAAGATATTGATAGATGTCCAGAACCAGAGAATCTTAGATATATGTTTCCCTGAAATGCGTCTCCTTCATCAAACGGATTATCTTTTGTCTTTGCAGGCTGTCCGTTCTTACCAAATGTAATAGTCATCAACTGTTTCTTTAGATTATAAAACTTTGGGTGTATTCTTATTTTGTTTTTCTGTACTTTATTTGCTGCTAGTGTAGTCATCTTACGACCTGATTCCTTGTTTGATATTGCTGTAACGTTTAAGTGTAAAGTCTCTCTCATATCCTTTATTATTTCAGGGTTTGCCTTGTCACAACCCCATTTCTTTACTCCAAACAAATCTGCAAGTCTGTTTATCTCTGCAATCATGGCAGTTGCACTCTGTCTCTTGTAAGATTTTGAATAAATTACATAGGGCATATTCTGTCTCATCTCTGTTATGCAGATACCAAACTGTGAAGTACCAAATCCCGGGTCACAGAATCCTAATCTGTTCTTGTCATTAACCTCATAGTCTATTTCATAATCCATATCACAAACCTCATCCAATGCCTCTGTAGAGTATATATCTCCCACATTAGCACCCCAAATACCCTGATATTCCTGTGGAAATGACGGTAGTTGTCGTGCTTCTGCTATAAACTCATCTGAAAATATAGAAGTTCCTGTCTTTTCATCTTTCTCTAATCCACGATCCTCATACATCTCGAACCTTTCATACTTGCATGATGCTTCGGGTTCTTCTTTGATGTCATGGAAGAAACCAGATGCAAAGTCTCCTGCGGTAGATACCCAAATTACATAAGAGTTTGACTTTCCTCTGTATCTTTCTCCTACGACCCTAATCTGCTTGTCATCCTTAAGTCCTGTAAAGAAGGCTGCCTCGTCTCCGAATACACATGACACCCTAGGAATACCTCTAACTGCGTCAATGTTATTACTTGGATAAGCCTGTATGTTTGCCCTTCCTATCTGAATCTTATACATACCATGATCCTCATAGTCTATTCTTCCGTTTGCAAACTGTTTCATTCTTTCAATTAATTTCTTTGCAAGTTCAATGTTTGGTCCGGTAAATATTACTACATCCTCGTTTTGCTGAAAGAAATCATCGGTACAACATTTATATAGAATCCAAAGTAATGTAAGTTCTGTAAGTCCTAGTCCTGTTGCCTTGTATACACATATCATTCTTTTTGACGGATCTGTTTTTCCTTTTTCTAAGTGTTCTAAAATTTCCTGTTCATATTTGTAACATGGATGATAAATATTATCTCTTTCCGGACCACCGTTAGGATAAAACGTATAGTGCCACCAACAACAATGCTCTGATTCTGACATAGGATCATAACACCAGAATTTCTCTGGATATTCGTAGCCTTCTTTTACCCTTGCGTTAGTATTCAGAAAACGTTTCGTTTCTTCGCTTACTATTCCTTTTGGCATCCTCTTTTCTCCTTAATCTGTCTGCTGACTTTATCTTATCTGTATGTTCTTTAAGATGTAATTCCATAACATAATCATTAGGTATTATTTGGGAACAGTAAGCACACTGTATGCCTCTAGTTATCGGCATCTTCAATCTCCCTGCATTTCTTGTGAAGATTGTTCCTCTGATAGAGTTTCTGACATCTCTCGCATTTGTGTATTTGTTTTGTCATCTTTTTTATTAGAATCAACGACACTTAAATACCCTCTCTTTTTTGCTATAATGTCCTCTGGATTCTCAGAATCAACCATCTTTATAGTCTCATTCTTTAACCTTCTTTCCTTGTTATATTTCTTGACAGCAA